CACGATCCAATCGATGTTTCAGAGTGGACAAAACCAATTAATATAGATAGTAAATACATAATATGAAATCAGATTCAGAAATTTTATCACTATTAAATAGTGAGATAAGAGCATCATCAGGTTATATAGGTGGTGAAATTGTTACTAGAAGAAAAAAATCCTTAGAATATTATTTAGGAAAACCTTTTGGTAATGAACAAGAAGGTAGATCACAAGTTATCAGTACAGATGTTTCTGATACTGTTGAATCTTTAATGCCTTCTTTAATGAAAATATTTACAGCAGGAGACAATGTATTTCATTGCGAACCTGTTGGACCAGAAGATGAGAGAGTTGCTAAACAAGCAACAGATTATATTAACCATACTTTCTATAAAGAGAACAGAGGATTTACTGCTTTATATACAGCATTCAAAGATGCTTTAATTCAAAAGAATGGTATCTTAAAAATTTATTGGGATGATTCAGAAAAAACTACTCGTGAAGAATATCATAAATTAACTGATGATGAATATAATATTTTAATAGCAGATGATGAAGTTTCTGTTGGCAAACATAAAGAATATAAAGAAGATTTAAAAGATAGTGCTAATCAAAGTATAGATAAAATAACTTATCATGATGTTGTTATTTATAAAACAGAATCATATGGTCAAGTTAAAATTGAAGCTGTACCACCTGAAGAATTTCTAATTGAACGTAGGGCTAAATCAATAGACACAGCAAATTTTGTTTGTCATAGAACTCTTATGACTAGAACTCAATTAGTTGAAATGGGTTATGATAAAGACGTTGTAGATAAATTATCAACTGGTGATTCAGAATATTATTTAGAAGATAGACAAGTTAGACATCAAGGAGTAGACTTTTCATCTCCACAAGATAAAGGTGATGAGTCTTCAGAAGAAGTATTAGTCCATGAATGTTATATTAGAATGGATGCTAATGAAGATGGTAAATCAGAATTATATAAAGTTTGTTTAGGCGGAATTGGTGCTTATAAAATATTAGGAATGGATGAAGTAGATTCAATACCTTTTGTTTCAATGACTCCAATTATTATGCCTCACAGATTTTATGGTAGATCTGTATCTGAACTTATTGAAGATATACAATTAATTAAATCTACTGTTATGAGACAAATGTTAGATAACATGTATCTGACAAATAATAATAGAATTGCTATTCAAGACGGACAAGTTGCTATTGATGATCTATTAACAAATAGACCAGGAGGTATTGTAAGAACTAAACAACCACCTGCTAATGTTATGCAAGTCATGACAGCTCAACCAATTACAGAACAAGCTTCTGGACTACTTGGTTATTTAGATTCTGTTATAGAATCAAGATCAGGTGTAACTAAAGCTTCTCAAGGTTTATCATCAGATTCATTAAATACTGATACGGCAACAGGAATGAATCAAGTATTAACTCAATCTCAAATGAGAATGGAATTGATTGCTAGAACTTTTGCTGAAACTGGTATTAAAGATTTAGGAATTAAAATATTTGAACTACTTTGCAAATACCAACAAAAAGAAAAATTACTTAGAATAAGAGGTGAGTTTGTACCTATGACTCCATATGAATGGAGAGATAGAGTTAACTTATCTGTTAAAGTAGGATTAGGTACTGGTTCTAAAGAACAACAACTAATACTATTAAATTCAATTTTACAAAAACAACTACAAGCCATTCAATTACAAGGCAATCATCATGGACCAGTTGTTAATCTTAAAAACATTTATTCTACATTAGAAAAATTAGTTGAAAATGCTGGTTTAGGTAGTGCAGAACCATTCTTTATGGATCCTGTAGTAGGAGCTGCTCAAATGCCTCCACTTCCACCACCTGCTCCAACAGAGTTCGAAAAGGTTTCATTAGCCCAAGTACAAGGCGAAAACGAAAGAGCTGTTCTTAATGCTCAAGTTTCAATGAAAAAATCTGAAGCTGAGATGAGACAAAAATTATTAGAGTTTGAACTTGCAATTAAAGAAATGGAACTTAAGTATGGTACTAAGATAAATGAGCTTGAATTAAAGAACAAATCTATGGTACAATCAACTCAAGTTAAACAATCAGGTGAAATATTTAAAGAAATAATGAAAGGTCAACAAAAGTTTTTTAATGAAAAAGGATCTAACAAAACAAATTTCGGAGGGGAACAAAGCAAAGCTACTGCTGGAGGAACCCCTGATGAAGGAAGCATTTAAAAATTTAAAAGATCAGTATCAAGCTGAGATTTTTAATACTTCTTACAGCGACCATACCCAAAGACAGGTTCTTTGGATGGCTCATAATATGATCGATAAAATTAAAGGTCATTTAGAGTCAGTTATGGTATCTGGAACTCTAGCTTCAAAAGAGCTAGATGAACTACAGGGCTTAACTAAGTAATTAGAAGCCTTCTCGCCAATCCAATATCGGAAGCGATCAACCCAAACAAGGAGCAATTATGGATAATTCCATTAAAGGTGCACAAGATAAAATAATTGGATTACTGAATCCTGATAAAGGACAAACAGAAAACAACAAAAAATCTGAAGAACCATCAGAACAACCACAGGGACAAGAAGTTAAAACTGAAGAAGTTAAAACCGAAGAACCTGTTGTTGCAGAAGAAAGTAACCAAACTCCGACTGAGGAAGTTACAGATGAAGCTATAAGTTCTGAAAATAATACGATCGAGACTGAAGCAACTGAAATTCAAGAAAGTCCAAAACCTTCACTCCACCGAGTCAAAGTACAAGGTCAAGAGTTAGAGGTCAGCCTGGATGAACTTAAAGCAGGTTATTCAAGAGACTCCGATTACCGACAAAAGACTCATGCCTTATCTCAAGATAAAAAAACTCTTGAAGAACAAAAGCATAGTTTTAGTCAAACTTACGATTCACGTTTAAAAGAACTAAATGATTTAATTGGCACAGCTAATGCTTACGTCAGTCAATCTTCTAGTGAGATAGATCTTCCGAAATTATATGAAGAAGATCCAGTTGCGGCTGCGAAAGCTGATTTTCAAATGAGACAACAAAAAGATCATCTTAATAATTTAAAATCACAAGCTGATAAAATTAAGTCACAGCAATTCAACGAATATCTTACAGAACAAAAAAGACTAGCTGCTACTAAAATCCCAGAGTATGCCGATCCAAATAAAGCTACAACTTTCAAAACTCAGTTAAAGACAACTTTAGCTGATTATGGATTTACAGATAGTGAAATTGGAAGTTTAGCTGACCATAGGTTTCTTATGGTAGTTAAAGATGCAATGGAATATAAAAACTATAAAGGACAAAAGCCTGTTACTTCTAAGAAAGTAGTAACTGCTCCTAAAGTTATTAAATCAGGAATCTCCAAAGGAGATAGTGGTAGACGTGATGCTGTAACACAAAAACTTGGTAGATTGAAACGTACTGGAAAAATTCAGGATGCTCAATCTGCTATTCTTGAAATAATCTCAAAAAAATAAAGGAAAAATAACATGGCACAACCAACAAACACCTTTGATACTTATGATTCAATAGGTATTAGAGAAGATCTACAGGATGTTATTTACTCTATTTCTCCAACTGAAACTCCATTTATGAGTTCAGCTGCGAGAGAACAAGTAAAAAATACATTCCACGAATGGCAAACTGATGCTTTAGCCGCTGCCTCAACTTCTAATAAAGTTATAGAAGGCGATGAAGCAGGACTTGATGCAGTAGTAGCAACAGTAAGAATCGGTAATTATACACAAATTATGGATAAAACTGTTGTAATAACTGGTACTCAAGAATCAGTTGATAAAGCTGGTAGAGCAAGTGAACTTGCATACCAAATAGCAAAAAAATCCAAAGAGTTAAAAAGAGACATCGAGTCTACTTTATTAACTAACCAAGTAAGAGCAGCTGGGGATGCAACGACTGCAAGAACATTTGCTTCTATAGGTGCTTGGGTTGCTACTAACGATTCACTAGGTGCATCTGGAACTTCTCCTACTGCAGCTGATGGATCTGATGCTAGAAACGATGGTACACAAAGAGCCCTAACTGAAGACTTACTTAAAACAGTAGTTAAAGGTTGTTGGACATCTGGTGGAAGTCCTTCTGTTATCATGGTAGGACCATTCAATAAGCAAAAAATTTCTGGATTCACAGGTGGATCTACTAGATTTGATGCTTCTGAAGATAAAACTCTTTACACTTCAATCGATGTTTACTCATCTGATTTTGGTGATTTAGAAGTTGTACCTAACAGATTCCAAAGAGACAGAGAAGCATTAGTGCTTGATATGGATTATTGGTCTGTAGGATTCTTAAGAGACTTCTCAATGCATGAACTAGCTAAAACTGGTGATTCAGAAAAAAGACAACTACTTGTTGAACTTACTCTAATCTCTAGAAGTGAAGCTGCTTCAGGTGGAGTTTTCGACTTAACTACTTCGTAATATTCTTTACGATAATATATAGGGGGGCAACCTCAAAATGCTCCCCTTGTATGAACCCTAACAATGAAGTATTAAGAGGTTAATAATACGGAACATATAAAGGAAAAAAAAACATGAGAACATTAAACGACTATTTTATAACAGCAAAAATTGCAGACATTAGTACTGCGTCAAGCACATTTGTACCAATACCTGATGGTGGAAAAGTAATAAAAATTATTACTGCACTACAAGCAGTTATTGCAACAGCTAATGGAGGAATCACTTTTGAAATAGGTGGAACTGCCATTACTGGTGGTGGAATTACAGTAGCATACGATGGATCAGCAGTAGGCGATGTAGATACAGCATTACCAACAGCAGCTAATACTGTCGCAGAAGGTGGAACTATCGAAATGATTACCGATGGTGCTTCAACTAATGCTAGCGTACTTTACGTTACATTCATAATAAGAAGATAATTAAAACTAGGGGTGGCAACACCCCTTTAATAAAAGGAAAACATAATGACACATAATTACGCACAAAGACATGGAACTGTATTAAAATTAACTTCAGGATCTTCTAGCTCTGCTAGTGCAGCTTTTGGAGCAAATATAAATTACATAAGAGTAGTAAGTACTATTGCTTGTCATATAATGATAAGTAAAGATCCTACCGCAGCAGTAACTACAAGTTACTTACCAGCAAATGAAGTTGAAACTATTAAAGTTTCAGAAGGTGAAAAGATTGCAGTATTAAGAGTTGGTGGATCCGATGGAGAATTATACGTTACACAATTAACTGAATAATGAGTATACTTAGAGAAAAATCTAAGGGAGACGGAGATTCTTACTATTTCGAATCAGATGGTAAGATGACAATAAAAACATCGCAAGATGTTGAACCTATTCTTAAAAGGAATAAGGCATTGTATAATCTTAATAGTGGTTACTCAGCAGGAAAAGAATTAAAACGTGTAGCAAGTATACCTAATATAGTTTTAACTATATGGGCTAAAGAATATGATGGTTCTAATAATTGGTATGGTATTCCTCAAATAGAAAGAAAAAAAATATTAAAAACTAAACTTAATAGTAGCGATTTTAGATATTTTAGAACAGCAGAAGGAAAAATTTAATGGCATTAACAAACTACTCAGAATTAAAAACATCAATTGCAAATTGGTTAAACAGATCAGATCTAACAGCTGAGATAGCTGGAGATTTTATTTCTTTAGCTGAAGCAGATTTTAATGCTAAGTTAAGAATAAGACAAATGGAACAAGTTGACACTATTACAATTGATAGTGAAACTGTTACTGTACCTACTGGTTTTATTGGAGTAAGATCATTTTATATCTTATCTGGTGGAAGTAAATATCATCTATCTTATATTACACCTGGTAATTTAATAACAACAAAAGGAGGATCTACTTCTGGTATACCAAGAACATATACAATAGAAGCTGATAATGGAACTGAAAAATTTAGATTTGCACCGACTCCTGACACAAGTTACACAGGGTATATACAATATTATAAAAACTTTACTGCTTTATCTGATAGTGATACCTCTAATTATATTCTGTCTAATCATCCTGGTATTTACCTTTATGGTAGTTTATATCACGCAAGTAACTTTATCGGAGGAATGGACCCCAATCAAATACAACAATGGTTAGGAATGTATTCAGCTGCTATGGAAAGATGTGAAAATAACGATAGACAAGATTCATATGGTGGTGCACCTGTTGTTCAAAGAACAGATGTTGGCACAGACTTATCATTTTATAGGAGAAAATAATGCAAGTACCTTTCGGTGAATGGTTACCTGATCAACCAGAACATTTAAATCCAGGAGCTAATGTAGCTAATAATGTTTATCATGCTCAAGCAACTTATAAAAGATTTCCATCTCTAGTTGATTACAGTAGTAATACTATTTTAGAAAACGCAAAAGGTGCTGGTTCTTTTAGAGATAATACAAATACAGTTTATAATTTTGTAGCTAATAAAAATACAATATATCAACTTGCTTCAGGTGCTTTTACTGATAGAGGTGCTGGAGGTCTTTTATTAACTACAGCTAAAGCTTCTTGTACAATTACAGTTACAGATTATGCAAATATTGGTGCTGGTAAAACTATTACCTTATCAAAAAATGATGCTTCAAGTATTGTATTTACATCAACAGCTGGAACAGCTTCTGGTACTCAGTTTAAAGTTGAAACAAATAATAATACAACAGCAACAAATTTACAAACTGCAATTCATGCTCATGCTGATTTTACTGCAACTGTAGCAACTAATGTAGTAACAGTAACAAGAGCTGCTGTAGGTAGAGATAATTTAACTAATGTTTCTTCTGATACTACAAGACTTACTACTACTAATTTTACTGGTGGAACTCCTTTAACAGGAGACAATACAGACTATATTACTTTTACACAATTTGGAAATTATATAATAGCAAGTAATGGTGTTGATGCACCTCAATATTATTTAATGGGAACGTCAACTAATTTTGCTAATTTATCTACAATAGTAACATCAGGTACAGCACCTACATTTAGATTGTCAGGAGTTGTACGAGATTTTTTAGTTACTGGTAATATTGCTTCTAATACAAATAGAATACAATGGTCTGGAATTAATGATCTTGCAACATGGGAATTTGGAACTAAACAAGCTGATTTACAAGACTTGCCTGGTTCTGGTGGACAAGTAGTAGCTATAACTTCAGGTGAGTATGGTTATATATTTAGACAAAATCAAATAGTAAGAATGGATTACGTAGGTGGTTCTACAGTATTTAGATTATCTGTAATCTCTCCTAATAGAGGAGCTGTTTATGGACAAACTGTTTGTCAAGATAATAGACGAGTTTTCTTTTATGCTGATGATGGTTTTTTTGAAATTCAAGGTGATAATGTTGTATCAATAGGAGCAGAAAAAGTTAATAGATTTTTTGATCTTGATGTTAACAAAGCATATTTAGATAGAATGGTAGCAGCTGTTGATCCTTTTAATCAATTAGCTATGTGGCTTTATCCTTCAACAAATAATGTAAATAATACTACAGGTATTTGTGATAAAATTATAATTTACAATTATGCAACTGGTAAATGGTCGGTAGCAGAAACGTCTGCTAGTGTTATTTTTAATCAGTTTGTAGGAGCATATACTGTTGAATTAATGGATATTATTTCTACAAATTTAGACTCAATTAATATAGCTTTAGATACAGACTTTTGGTCTGGTGGTCAAAAATTTCTAGGAGCTATTAATAATGATTTTGAAGCTGCTATATTTGCAGGATCAGCTAATATTGCTGAAATAGAAACAAGTGAATTTGAACCCTCACCAGGAGCACGTTCAAGTATAACAGGTGTTAGACCTATTATTGACGCAACAGCTAATCTTACAATTAAAACAAGAGACAGACTAGCAGATACAATAGTTGAATCTAGTTCTGTTTCAATGAATACAACAGGTGTTAATCCTGTAAGACAATCTGGTAGATATTTTAGAGCTAATGTTAAAGTTCCAAGTGGAACATTATTTACACATGCTATAGGAATAGATTATACTGGAGTTAAAGCAGGTTTAAGATGACAGATAAAACAGATATAGACAATGTTAGATATAGTTTTGAAACACAAGAATTTTTTCAAAGACAAATTGAAGAAGCAATCAACACGTTAATTAATGAAAAAAACACAGAAAATAACAAAGCATTTGCTTGGTTTATGGGAGAATAAAATATGGCGATAAAAGACTTTAGTACAACAGCAGCTAACAACACTACAGTAGGTGGAATAAATGTAGCAGAAGGTATGTTGCCTTCTAATATTAATAATA